GAAACGTGTTATATATCTCCAAGCTAACAAGGCAACCTTATATTGGATTGAGAATGTCAATAAAGAGGGAGAAGGATTACACCCATACTTCTACCCATGTGTAATACCACCTCTAGACTGGAGTTCGCCTTTTAATGGTGGTTACCATACCAAGAGAATTGACTCCATACCAATGATTAAGACTAGGAATAGAGAGTACCTAGAGGAAATGAAAAACCACTCTATGCCAATGGAATATGGTGCTATTAATACACTTCAAAGGACTAAGTGGATGGTTAATGAGCCTTTACTAGAAATGATGACAAAATGTTGGGAAACTGGAGAATCATGGGCTAATTTACCACCTAGAGAGGATTATAAAGTACTTCCATGTCCAGTACAAGGTAAGAAGAAGGATATGACACCAGAACAGTTGGACATATTCATAAAGTGGAAAAAGAAAGCAATGACTGTCCACGATCTAAATGCTAAAATGACTAGTAAACGTATTCAATTAGTTCGTACACTAGCAATGGCGAGAAAGTTTAGGCAGTACAAAGCAATTTACTTTGTGTACCAATGCGACTTTAGAGGTCGGAAATACACAGTTAATTCCTTCTTAACACCTCAAGGGCCAGATTATGCTAAATCATTATTACACTTTTCTGAAGAACTCCCTATTAATAATGAGGAACAAAGGGATTACTTTGCAGTACATGGAGCAAATTCGTTTGGTTACGACAAGGTTTCATTCAAAGATAGGGTATCATGGGCTGTAGAAAATACTGATAATATTAAGCATTCCGCTAAAAACCCACTTAACTTTAGGTGGTGGACTAAAGCAGATGAACCTTGGACATTCTTAGCTTGGTGTATGGAATGGTCTAAATTTAGTGAGGTTGGGTATGGTTTCATGTCTCGCCTTCCTGTATGTTTAGATGGGTCAAATAATGGGCTTCAACACTTCTCCGCAATGTTAAGAGATACCATAGGTGGAAAAGCTACAAATCTTACACCAGAATCTATTCCACAAGATATTTACCAACTGGTAGCGGATGTGGTACATAAAAAAGTTACAGAGGACACAAACAAAAGGTTACCATATTCAAAAGAGTGGTTATCATTCGGAATAGACCGTAAGATAACAAAAAGACCTGTTATGGTGGTACCTTATGGTGGAACACGATTCAGTTGTAGAGCATATGTAGAAGATGCTATGAATGATAAGATACTACAGAATCCCACCTTCAATCCCTTTGGTGAACATATCTATGAAGCGTCACTGTACTTAAGTAAACATGTATGGGAGGCAATAGGAGAGGTAGTAATAAAAGCTAGAGAAGCTATGTCATGGCTTCAAGATATAGGTAGGAAGATGTCAGAGAAGAACCTACCTGTTATATGGGAGACACCTTCAAATTTTGTGGTACAACAGATATACAAGAGTATGAGATCACGAAGGATAACTACTCATATTGATAATGTACTAATAAAACCATCGGTACTAGAAGAAACAGAGAATCTAGACAAGCGAAGATCAATCAATGGCGTGTCACCTAATTTTGTACATAGTATGGATGCAACCGCACTCACACTAACTATTAACAGGTGTATCAAAGAAGGTATAAAGGATTTCTCTGTAGTGCACGACTCTTATGGAGTTCATGCACATTTTGTTCCACGTATGGCAGATGCAATACGAAAGTCATTTGTGGAAATGTATTCGGAGACAGATGTACTCACTAACTTCTATGAAGAAGTAGTAGATGTGATTCCAGAACTAGAGGAACCACCTAGTCGTGGAAACCTTGATATAACAAGAGTTCTGGACTCAGAGTATTTTTTCTCTTAAATGTGGACATTCTAGGTTCAACACAAACAATAACTACACACACGAAAGGTAACAATGGCAGGAAAATATCCAGTAACTCCAAAAGGTGAGTTCAAGTGGCCTCATATTATGATAGCTGACACAACCTATAAGGCTGAAGGTCAGTTTCATATTAAGGTACTCTTAACTGGCTCTGATGCTGAAGATATGCAGGAAATTGTTGATAACGCTCATAATGAGTGGAAGGAAAGATGTCGGCAGAAGTCTGCAAAAAAATGGCAGGAGTACATGCCTTATAAGGTGTCACTTGATGAAGAGGGTATGGAGGTTGGTACTGAGTTCCACTTCAAACTCAAGGCATCAGGTACAAACTCAAAGACAGGGCAGACTTTCACACAAAGACCTGTGGTTGTAGGCCCAGATCGTACACCACTTCCGTCCACCATTAAGGTAGGTAATGGGAGTATAGGTAGAGTAGCGTATGAGATTGCACCATATGAACATGGTACTTCTCTTGGTGTACAACTTAGGTTACGAATGGTTCAAGTCCTGAAGCTAGTTGAGTACATTGCAAGTGAGAGTGTTGATGATGTATTTGAAGTAGAAGAAGGGTACGAGGTAGTCGTAGATGAAGGTAACAACCAGAAGGAAGAGGGTGAAGCCTTTGAAGAAGAAGGAGAACAGTCTGGTGACTTTTAGATCTGGATTAGAGCAACGGATAGCGGACAACTTAGCAAAACGCAAATGCGAATATGAGTATGAGCCAATATCCGTTGCTTACTTCATTGAACATAAGTATAAACCTGACTTTATGCTATCCAATGGTGTCATAATTGAAGCAAAAGGATACTTCAGATACAAAGAACAGAGGATGCATAGGTCTATCAAAGAACAACACCCGGAACTAGATATACGATTTGTTTTCTCTAATGTGAACAGTCGTGTTCAAGGTTCCAGACTAACATGTGCAAGCTGGTGTAAGAAGTATAACTTCTTGTATTCAGAAGAGATTGTACCTCACGAATGGACTAAGGATGTCAAGAAGAAAAGAGACTAATCACATAGTAATCCACTCCACTCTAACAAAACCTAACTCAAACATAAACATTAGGACTATTGATGAGTGGCATCGTAAACGTGGACTACTAAAAGTTGGTTATCATTACTTTATAAAGCGTAATGGTCAGATTGAGGTAGGTCGCGGGCCAAATGACATAGGTGCACATACTAAAGATCATGATTTGGATTCAGTTAGTGTGTGTATTGCAGGTGGTTTAAACAGTAGAGGTATAGTGGCACCAGACTATTCCAACAACCAATTAGAATCTTTATTTATTCTAATAAAAACCTTAAAACATATGTACCCTAATGCGGAAGTAGTGGGTCATAGAGATTTAACTAAAACAGATTGTCCAGCATTTGATGTAAAAGAGTGGTGGCTTGTAAATAAAGATAACATGGGTCTACTAAAAAGACGGTGTGGCGGATCAGGTGTTTGGGTTGAAAACTAAAAGGGGATAATAATGGTAATTAAGAATGATACAAAAGAATTTTTAAACATTCCAGACCGTGATGAAATAAAAGAATATTATGGTTTCACTTATAAATCAAGTGATGAATGGAGAAAAATAACAACTAAAGAAACTCAGATGTCTTTTGAGGGATACTCAATACAGGACATTTTAGATAATTTCCACACGTTTTTAAATACCGTAGGATTTACTTATGTTGGTGAAATAGAAATAACAAGTAAAGACGGTGAGAAAAGTTGGAGAACTGATGGATCACACACATGAGGAAAGCGAGTTCATACAACACGAACCGTGTCCTGAGTGTGGATCACGGGATAACTTAGCACGTTATGATGACGGACATGCTTTTTGTTTCGGGTGTAATTATAGAGAAAAACCCGGAGGTGAACAAAAGGTGATAACACAAAAAGGGGATAACAGTATGGATTTTGTTGAGGGTGAAGCAACAAACCTGAGTGCACGTGGTATTTCTTTAGACACATGTAGGAAGTGGGACTACTGTATAGGTGAAGTTGCAGGACAACCAGTACAGATTGCCAATTACAAAGATTCAAGTGGACAAAGAATAGCACAGAAGATTAGGTTTCGTAACAAAGACTTCCACACCAGAGGTGATATAAAGGAAGCTGGTTTATACGGTCAGCACCTATGGTCAGGTAAAGGAAAGAAAGCTATAGTTTGTGAAGGTGAAATTGATGCATTATCCGTTTCTCAATCTCAAGGTAATAAGTGGCCTGTCTACTCCATTCCAAATGGGTCAGCAGGAGCTTCAAAAGCTATCCGTAAGAGTATAGAACTACTCAATGGATACGAAGAGGTCATCTTTTGTTTTGATAGCGATGATGCAGGTATTAAAGCATCGAGAGAATGTGCTCAAGTTTTACCACCGGGTAAAGCTAAGATAGCAAAGCTACCTTTAAAGGATGCTAATGAAATGTTAGTTAAAGGTAGAGTAAGAGAGTTGATTGACTGTATCTGGCAAGCTAAAGTTTATAGACCAGATGGTATAGTGAATGGGAAAGATTTGTGGGACATAGTAAATGCAGAAGACTCTATGTCATCTTGTGAGTATCCATATGAAGGTATAAACAAGAAGACTCTTGGTATGCGAAGGGGGGAGATAGTCACGATCACAGCAGGTGCAGGTATAGGTAAGTCACAGGTCTGTAGAGAAATGGCAAATCACATGTTGAACCAAGAGGAAACAATAGGATACATTGCACTAGAGGAATCTAACAAGAGGACAGGACTAGGATTCATGGGACTCTATCTAAACAGACCACTACATTTAGGTAATGTTGAGGTCGAGGAGAACGACTTCAAGGAAGCTTTCAATCATACCTTAAATACAGGTAGAATCTACATGTATGACCATTGGGGTTCACTAGAAGGAGATAATCTTCTGAATAAGATACGATACATGGTGACAGCATGTGGGTGTAGTTTTATAATACTGGATCACATATCTATTGTGGTATCAGGTATTGAAGAAGGTGATGAGAGGAGAACTATTGATAACCTAATGACTAAGTTACGAGGTTTAGTTGAAGAGGTAAATTGTGGGTTGGTGCTAGTGTCGCACCTGAAGAGACCTCAAGGTAACAAGGGTCATGAGGATGGAGCACAAACAAGTATGGCTCAACTTAGAGGTTCAGCTTCCATAGGACAACTATCTGATATAGTGATTGGGTGTGAGAGAGATCAGCAAGGTGAAGACCCAGATCGGACTACGGTTAGAGTGTTGAAGAATAGATGGACAGGAGAGACAGGTATAGCTTGTGAACTAGATTATAACCATAAAACAGGTAGGTTATCTGAGGTACCAGTAGATGAGACACCATTTGATGAGGAGGAAGTAGATGAGAGTTGGTCTGGTGATAGCACGAGGTTCTGATGGAATTGTTTGAAACACTACACACAGATAGTTGCTCAATATGTGGACAGAACTCACAATTTATGGATGATGGTGTTACTGGTATGTTTGGTAACATTCCAGTTACGTTCTGTCAATTATGTTTAGACTCAATGATTGCAATGGTGCAAGATTTAAGTGGGGGAGAAGATGAAGACATGTGTATTTGATATAGAAACCGATGGACTACTAGAGGAGTTTACTAGAGTACATTGTTTAGTAATCTATGATATAGAAGAAGATAGGCTATGGTCTTTTGTGGGAGAAGAAATAATAGACGGACTATTTTTGCTGAAAAATTTTGACACGATTATAGGACACAACATTTTAGGGTTTGACCTTATTGCTCTGAAATCGTTTTTCAAATGGGAGCCAGAACCTACACAAAAGATACGTGATACGTTAGTCTGGTCTAGGTTGATCTATCCAGACAGAGCAAAGAGAGACTTCAACAACCAAGCCATTGATAAAGACCAGTATGGTAGACACTCACTTAAGTCGTGGGGTCAGAGGTTGAACTTTGATAAAGGAGAGTTCACAGACTTTGAAGAGTTCAGTCTTGAGATGGTGGAGTACTGTGAGAATGATGTTCAACTTAACTATAAACTGTACTGTAAGTTACTTGAAGCAAAGTTTCCAGAGGATTCAATACAACTGGAGCATGACATACACACTATCTGCTTACGACAAACTGAAAACGGATTTCCTTTTGATGTTGAGGGGGCATCCAAGTTATACGCACAACTAGCAGAGAAGAGAGACAAGCTACAAGGTGAGTTGAGGAAAGTCTTTGGTTCTTGGATTGTTGATGAGGGTTCAAGAAAGAATGGTACTTATAACAAGGTTAAGATTGTTGACTTCAATCCTAACTCACGGAAACATATAGCTAAAAGATTAACAGAGTTAAGAGGTTGGAAGCCTAAAGAATTTACACCAACCAATGAGCCAAAGGTAGACGAGAATATACTATCTAAGCTACCCTATCCAGAAGCAAAGCTAATGGCGGAGGCATTCGGTGTGAATAAATTAATAGCTCAATTATCAGAGGGTAAACATGCTTGGTTACATCACGAAAAGAATGGC